TATCAAAAGAGCAGAGTGTATTTTTAGACAATGCAGCGAATTTAGGTGCGTTCGCCTGCATTGCTTATGGCTGGAAAGCAGCGTTCACAGCTTTTGAAGATTGCATTAAAAAGCCGCATTAAGCGGCTCTTACAATATTATAAAAAGTTTTCGCACTTGAGATAAACTTAATCAATAGCTCAGACCAGTATTGCCAGTTTTCAGAAACTTCTACAATGATGCTTTTGATATACGCAAGTACCCAATCACGCTTGCTTCTGCCATCCATTCCACTTGATCGCTCTTGAATTGCGTCCATTGCTCTAGCCGTTTCAAGATAGATTTCATATCCCGCCGTGCCTGCATCAATGACGCTTGCTGCTACTTTTTCGATGTTCATACATTGTATCCTGTCAACATAACTCGGTACTCGCCATTCGGCATGGATTTAGACTCTAAGACCTTTCCATCGGGATTGCGCAATCTACTGTGATTATAGTTAAAAACGGCTGATATGACTTGCCCTCGTTTGTATGACGATTCAATAAAGATCGTATCCCCAACAGCAACCAGGCTGTTAAAACGATCATCAAATAACGCTTTATTCGCCATTAAAGTTTCCCTTTATGAAATTAAATCTTGACTTAGTTTAGCATTGTGCTAACTTTAGTTCAAATTTAATCAATCAAGGTTTATTGAAATGAAATACAACTTAATCGCTTTGGCAATTTGGACTTCATTATTTTCTTTTCTTTTTTTTGTATATGCGCTTGCAGATTATCTTAAATTGAATTAGAATTGAGTTACAAACAGGAGATAGTGAAATGCGTGCAGTAGAATTTAATTGGCTAACTAGGGTTGACAACCTTGACTATGACAATAACAACAACGTTTTGAGCTTTTCGCTTGAACTCGACGACTCTTATGTTGTTGGTTATGTTACGCCGTCAAAAATAAAACTTGTTGAATTGATGGTTGATATGAATGTTCAAAATAATATGGACTTTCCTATTAGATTGGTTGACTGCGACGATGTTTGCATTGTAGGTGAGTACAACCAAGTTCACGCAATCAACGGTATGCCGTTCAAATTGACCGCTTACCAGTTTAATGATCTAAACACTTACTTTGAAGAATACTTACTGGAGAATAAAATATGGGCGATTTAGTCGAAGTAAAACAGGATGACGCACTAAGCGTCATCCGCAACATGGTAACAAGCGGTAACTTTGATGTTTCGGTTGCTCGTGAATTGCTAGAAATGCAAAAAGACTTCATGAAGCAGCAATCTATCATTAATTTTAATAATGATTTTTCTTTGATGTCGAAAGAAATTCCAGTGATTGCGCATACCAAAAAGTCATACAGCACGACTTACACGCCGTACGAAGATATTGTGAAAGTCACACAGCCGATTCTATCAAAATATGGTTTTAGTATTTCATTCAGCAATGAGCAGTCAAATGTTGACTCAATCAAAGTTATTTGTACGCTCATGCACAAGGATGGACATAGCGTCAGCACGTCGCTTGAGTTGCCAACAGAAGCGGTTACAAAAGGCATGAATAAGATGCAAGCGATTGGTGCAGCAAACAGCTACGGCAAGCGTTATGCATTATGCGGAATCCTGAACATTGCAACGACTGGAGAGGATTGCAATAACGGCTTTGCAACGAATGCAAAAACGGCGAAACCAGCGATTAACGGCGATCAACTAAGCAAGGCATTAAAGGCGATTAGCGAGAATAAATATACGCTTGAAAAACTCTTTTCAAGTTACGAATTGACGATTGAGCAGCATGTTGAGGTAGCGAAAAATGTTACTATTTAGAGCGTCAGAAATTGGTGAGATCATGGCGTATCCTGATAAGGATACCTTGCCAAAAGGTGCAATGACTTTTTTGCAGAACAAGGAAAGTCAGATCATTTTAGATTGGCGAGATTATGTCGAAACCGACGCAATGATGAAAGGCATCGAGTGCGAGGATGTCAGCATTGCCTTATTTAATGAGGTCACAGGTAACTTCTATTTCAAGAATGCCGAGCGAAAAGAGAACGGCGTGATTACAGGCGAGTGCGATATTTTCGATGAAGAAAACAGCATCATTTGGGATATTAAAAGCTCATACAGCAAAAAGACACATAAGATGCGCATTGATGTTAAGGACAATAAAACCTATTTTTGGCAGTTGGTTTCTTATGCGATCTTGTGGAATACAGAAAATGCAGGGCTTGCACGCTGCCTAGTTGATACGCCTGAGTACTTAATCAATCAATACAAAGATGATATAGAGTGGCATCTTGTTTCAGATATAGAGCCAAAAAAACGGCTTGCAATGGCATCTATGCAGGTAACGGTTGAGCTGAAAGAACAGCTTATGAATCGAGCTAAGTTGGCGCAAAACAAACTTTTAGAAATGATCGGAGAATGGTAATGCAGGAATTAATTCAAAAAATCGAGCAATGGGCGCATGATAGAAATATCATCAATGGCTCAAAGCCGATTGATCAGGCAATGAAGTTATTTAGTGAGTTTGGCGAGCTTGCGGACAACGTAGGCAAAGGACGTGATTGCCGAGACGACATTGGGGACTGTGCAGTAGTGTTAATTATTATGTGCGCTCAAATCAACTTTGATTTTAATAGTTGCAAGGATGTTGAATTTTGTGAGGGTATAACAACAAAACAAAAAGTAATTGAATTAATGACTTCACTAAGTGCTTTTGCTTACAACTGTGATCAACATCGAGATATTAGAAGTGGTTTGTTTGAAAGCGTGTCTGCATTAAAGTTGATTTGCATTGATCTAGGTTGCACCTTGGAGGAATGCGTCCAAATCGCTTATGACGACATAAAAGATCGACGTGGACACATGAAAAACGGCGTATTTATTAAAGAATCTGATTTGGAGTAGTTAAAATGCTAGACCTATTTTTTAAGCACTTGGATTTTATCAAGTTTGATGGAAACCGAGAGATGCAGGACGATAAGTTCATCGACCCGATTATACAAAAGCATTGGCGATCTTTTCAGGCAACATACCGAAAAGGCTATATTGATGCGTGCAATAAAATTGGCGTTATTGCCGTTCAGGAGATCGGGAAATGACCGTTATTGCGATCATCTTCATCTTTTTGTTTACGCTATTGTTGCAGAAAGCCATTAATGATAAAGGTAATAAGTTGCGCATTGTTCTTATTCTTCTTATTTCGGGATTGATAATGTTCTCTTTTATTTTGCTGCATTATGCTTTGGCGAATATTTAAAACCCCTTTGACTGCCTAATGGTGGTCTTTTTTTTGGTTTTAAAATATGTAGTTAAAAGTGCTATACTGAATAAAATTGATTAGCTAGGGGCTAAGATGAGTGAAGTTCAGGGCGTAGGGCGTCCGAGAGCAATTGAGAGTCCTCAAGATTTTGAAGAACAAAGCATGAATTATATTGAATGGGTTAAAAACAATCCTGTTCTTAAAACGATTACGGCTGCATTTCAGGGTGATATTTCATATAAGAAAGTACCTCATTCCCGACCAATGACGCAATATGGTTGGGCTACTCATTTAGGGATAGGTCTATCAACCCTTAAAGATTATGGAAACCGTCCTGAATTTTCGGCTATCTTTGATAGATTATCTAATTTGATGACATCATGGAATATTGATGGGGCTACTTGTGGCGACCTTAATGGAACTATCGTTGCTAGAATTGAACGTCTTGCGGATAAGGTTGAGCAAACGGTTGATGCTAAGGTTCAAGTCGATCTTATGTCAGAGTTGATTAATGAGATCAGCGAATAATGCAGCTAGATGACAAGCTAAAAACAAGACTTAAAAGTAGATTTTGGCGTTTAAATAATCTTTATTACATCACCGACAAGGATGGCAATAGAGTTAAGTTTAAGATGACCAATGAGCAGCTAGAATACTTTGAAAACAAGCATAGCCGCAATATCATCTTAAAGGCTCGTCAGCTTGGATTCACTACAGAAGAATGCATTATGCAGCTTGACGCTGCTATCTTTATGAATAAACGCTGTGCAATGATCGCTCATAAACTTTCGGATGCCATGCGATTGTTTCGTGAAAAGATCAAATATGCTTATGAAAATCTGCCTGAGATTATCCGTTTAGCCAATCCATTAGAAAACCTCACCAAAGAAGAAATCGTTTTTATCAAAGGCGGTTCGGTTTCTATCTCTACGTCATTTCGTGGTGGTACGCTTTACTCATTGCATGTATCAGAGTTCGGCAAGATATGCGCAAAGTATCCCGATAAAGCAAGGGAGATCGTGACAGGTGCTTTTGAATCGGTAGGACTTGGCGGAACGATTACGCTTGAATCAACGGCAGAGGGCAGAAGCGGATACTTCTTTGACTACTGCCAAAGTGCGGAAAAATTAAAAATTCAATGCAGGGATTTAAACATTCTTGACTGGAAATTCTTTTTCTTTTCATGGTGGCAGAATCCGAAATATGCGATTGAATCTAGCGATGAAATACCACAGCGTCTAGTTGGTTACTTTGAAGAACTTGAAGATAAGCACGGCATAAAAACAACAAAGCAGCAGCAACATTGGTACGCAAGCAAAGAAAAAACACTGGGAGAAGATGTTAAGCGTGAATATCCCTCTATTTCATCGGAAGCGTTTGCCCAATCAATTGTTGGTGCTTATTACGCCAAGCAATTCAAGAAAATATATGCTGATGGCCGTATATGCAAGCTGCCTGAGAATGATCATGCCTTAGTTTGCACAGCTTGGGATATTGGTGTTGGTGATTCAACGGTTATTTGGTTCTTTAAGATTATCGGAGATCAAATACACGTCATTGATTATTACGAGAACTCAGGGGAGGGCTTGCGGCATTATATGGGCGTTCTTAAAAGCAAAGGTTACAGCTATGATAAAAGCGGACATTATGCGCCGCACGATATTATGAACAAGGAGTTCGGCTCAGATGCCAAGTCACGCTTTGATTTAGCGAGAGAGGGTTATGAAATTGATGGACAAAGATATTCTATAAGTTTTCAGGTGTTACCACGTGGCGGCATTGATGATGGTATTGAACAAGTCCGTGAATTATTGCCTAAATGCGTTTTTGATGAATACAAATGCGAAGAAGGTATTTCGCACCTAGAAAACTATAGAAAAGAATGGGACGATAAGCGAGGGTGTTGGAAAGATAAGCCGTTGCATGATCATACGTCGCACGCTGCCGATGCTTTTCGTTATTTAGCCAATAGTCAGACTAAACGCAAGATCGCAAAAACAACTAAGTTATCTATGCGGAGGTAGTTGACATTAATTCAAAACTAAACTATAATTCAGTTATACACAAACAAACAAGGATTTCAAAATGTACACAGCAGAATTTTTAGAGATGGGTAAGATTGCAGCAGAATCAGCGATTGAAACATTGATTAAAAAAGCAAAAGAAGAAACTGGCAAGACTGTAGGCTTCGATGATATGTTGAATATTATCAAGACTGACGAAGCAACAAATGCAATGTACACAAAATTGGTTATGACTGGCATGAAAATCCAAACAGGCATGATGTCTTGATTGGTAATTGGGAAACAGACAAAAACAAAGCCACTCTAAATGAGTGGCATATTTGTTATAACGCATTGAGCGGCAGAAAGTTCAGTGCAATGTACACAAGCATCGGGTGGATTGTTGACCCATACTGTAGAAAGGATGGCGACGAATTTTTTGTACGAGTTACACATTTTGCGCATTACCCAGCATCTCCTATTTAAGCTATAATCTCCCAAAACATAAGAGATTCAAATAATGGCTGTTAATACTCCAAATGCCGCATATAGCTCGATGATAGATAGATGGCAGACGATGAACGATGTTTGCGATGGCTCGCCAGCGATCAAGCAGCATCCATACAAATACTTGCCTTATCCTGAGTGCGACGACGACTCTAAGCGTTTCATGCAGTATGCGAAGCGTGCCGTATTCTATGAAGTCACAAAAGATACATTGCAGGGGCATATCGGACTAGCCTTTAGTGAGGACCCAACGTTCAGCACTGACGGCATGGACTTCCTGAAAAACAATGCTGACGGCGCAGGGAGGTCAATTTATCAATTGAATCAAATTGCGCTTGACGGTTTGCTAAAGAACGGACGTGGCGGCTTTCTTGTTGATCATCCGAGTGTAGGCGATAATATCTCTAAAGCGCAGGCTGAATCGTTGGGCGTGCGTCCTGTCATTGTTTATTATGACGCTTTGTCGATCATCAATTGGCGTGTAAAAAAGGTCGGTGGTGAGTATCGCTTGTCGCTCGTTGTGTTGAAAGAGGTTGTCAATGTCGTCGATGCTGATGACGAGTTCAAAGACAACTCGGTGAACACTTATCGAGTGTTGCGACTAGATGACGAAAATCGCTATTCGGTGCAGGTTTATAGCGATGAATCGGGGCAGATGATCGCAGGCGATTTGATCTATCCAACACGGCAGGGTAAGACTTGGGATATTATCCCATTCACCTTCTTAGGCTCTCAGGTCAATGATTCAAGCATTAACGATATTCCACTTGAGCCACTGGCTAACTTGAACTTGGCTCACTATCGGAACAGTGCCGAATACGAGGACAGTGCGTTCTTATGCGGCCAGGTGCAGCCGTACATTAACGAGCTAGATGAAGCATGGCGTGATCATTTAGAGCAGCAGGGCGTGAAACTTGGTTCGCGCGATATTCTCATGCTGCCAAGTGGTGCGAGCTTTGGATTTGCTCAAGCCAACCCGAACATGGTCGCCAAAGAAGCAATGGACAGCAAAATGGCACACATGCAGCAATCGGGCGCAAAGGTGCTTGAACAGGCTATTGGTAATAAAACAGCGACACAGGTCGATGAAGAAAAGTCTACACGTAACAGCGTGCTATCGCTTTGTGTTTCTAATCTGAATGAAGCGAACGAATATACATTGAAATGGTGTGCCGACTTCTACGGCGGCGGATACGATGCCAAGTTCACGATTAAACAAGATTTTGCACGTGGTCAAGTGACGCTTGAGGAATTGAAGTTTTACAATGAGCTTGCATTGCAAGAGCGCATTAGTTGGCAGACGTTCCATGAGATTCGCACGACAGGTAAAATTCCTGAAATCGACTATGAAGCCGAGCAACTACTGATCGAGTCGCAAAGGGATGGCATGGCTTGATGCTTTCAGAATGCCACCTTTCGAGGTGGTTTTTTTATAAGAAAAACAAATAAGCATATTATAATTATTTACTGTACATACGTGCGCACTATTGCTATTATTCTTTTATCGAAAAGAACCATTCAGATCAAGGAATTTAAAATGAACAGCAACTATGTAGCAATTCAAGATTTAGATTTAAGCAATGCAACCATCATTGGTCTTAACAACTTATCTGTTAGCGTTGTTGGGTCGGACCTTGTTTGCTATGACTGCTTTGGTCGCGCTGCTGTTAAGTATCCTTTTGATCTGAATAGTCGCCACAGACATATGCGTGGTTTGCCTGAAGAAATCTGTATAGGCGAAAATGGTGATTTAGAAGTCTGGGAAATAGATTGTGAAGACGAGGATTATTTTGGGCCTGAAGATAAATCAGATGAAATACTCGAAGGTTATTCTTATGTTTCAACAATGTATTTCACTCTTGTCATTAAGCATAATTAAGAGGGTTTTATGACCTACGAGCAAAACCGAGTGAGACAGCCAGTTTCACTCCACAAAGTAAAGGACGCTGACATTCTCGTCTACATCAAAGACAAGGAATTCAGCACCTACGTTAAAAAATTGATTCGAGAGGATATGAAGAAATGAGAAGGTTACAAGTGGGCGGATTGGCTTTGATTGTTGGCTATGATAATAGCCCTCATAATTTGGGTGTTACAGTAGAATTAATTGAATTTATGCCTGTTGCTTACTTTGATGATGGGGAAATAAAAACAAATTCATGGTCTGTGTACAGTAAAGATCTAGTTGGTCGGGATGGCATCACCCCATGCCATGAAATGATTTATCGTCAAGAATACCTACAACCTATTGGCGACAAACAAACACAAGATGAATTAAAAATGAATCTTAAAAATCATTCAGATTATTGTATGGAGCAATCGAAATGACAGGCAACTACAAAGACAATCCGATTCTAACTTGTCTTATTTATGCGGTGTTTGGTTTGGTGTTGGGATTTGGTGTGTGGTGGGCGTTATGAATAACAATTACATTATTTTATCTAGTTCTTTAGGATTAGCATTTAAAGGAAAGATTCTTGATTTTATGAGTCAAGAGGATCTAAATTCTATTGCTGAAAATCACCCTGAATTGTATATATATGCAAAAAAAGCCTTTGGGGATGACGGTGATTTAATTATTAGAGATTTAATTCGGTCTAATGTTTTGAGATTTATAGATTTTAAAAACCTTGTTTTAAATTATTTTTGTAAAGATAATAATTTTGATGGTCTTTTGGAGGTTTCATGTGTAGTTGATTTTCTAAGAATAAAGCATTCCGTCACTCAACTTAAAAAAGGAGACTAGAATGATCCTAGTAACTATCGCAATCATCATGGGAATTAACGGAAGTTTGGCTATTTATTGGGGGTTGGTGTGATGAAGAATATGAAAATTAAAGTAGAAAACAACCTTGATGAGATTGTGGTGGAGCTTGAAAGGTTGGGGTATAAAAAACATATATGGGAGCATCTCATAAATACAGGATATGTTGTTGCATTTGAGTCGGGCGTATATACAAATGTGGATTTCAATCCAGTTAATGAAATATATGCCTTAACCACCCTAGCCGAACTAAAGGAGATGAAGAAATGAACATTTTCCTTTTATTCGCCGTCATTATCTCAAGCGATGGCTATGAAAAAATGCAGACAGCAAGTGATATGCAGTTTAAATCAATGGCTGAATGTCAGACTGAATTGAAGTATTACGAAGATACTGCAAAAGTTAAATTCTTTTGCGGTGAATCAGACTTATATTTTAATAAAGAACAGGTGTTTTACTGATGAAAGCCAATGAGTTGGTTGTGCAGTGTGATGACTTAAAGGCAATGGTTCTGAAATCGAGAGTCAGAAAGACAATTCAGTTATAAGTTAAGGAGAGATGAAATGAAATTTAAAGATATGAAAATAGCAATCACGGACGAAACGCATTTAAAAGCAGTTTGTGATGTTTTAAGGTCGATTGGCTATAATGTTTGGGCCGTCGGTCTTGGTGCGTCAAATTGGGTGGTAACTTCAAAAGTAGGCAACGCCACAACATTTGAGTTTGATGCGTGTTCTGATAATACGCTGGTTACTTTATCTGATCTGCTATCAATGCGTGATAAAATGGTGAAAGATAATGCCAAACGTCGAGAATCAGGAATTTAACTTATGCTAGATGCTTTAATACAACACCAGGCAAATGCTTACAGGGCAAGCACGGCTTTGGTTAATGAGATGAGCAAGCAGTTCACGACAGAATCGAATGCTTTTGTTTCGTCCTTGCGTGACATTCTCGATGATCTGACAGAATCAGAAAAACGTGCTTTGACTGCGGGAAAATATAACACGGACAGATTAAAGGATTTTAAACAGGCTTTCGATGATTGGTATGCATCAATCGCCGTGAGCTTGCCTGATCTTTTTGTTGCGTCCGCTGCGGCTTATGTTGCGATTGAAAGCGGATTCATTGCCAAGATTTACGATGGTGCAGCGGATATTACTGCGGACAAGGTTGTAGATCGCTTTAAAACAACGCCAGTTGCGTCAGGTGCGCTGTTTAATGATTTGTTTAAGGACTTAGCACAGGCAGCACGTAACCAAGCCTTATACGCAATTAGAGAGGGCATTAATAGCGGATTGACGAATCAGGAGATCATTGCCGAGCTGCGAGGGAAGCGAACCAAAGTAGGAGATAAGTATATTTATGTCGGCGGCATCGTTGAGCAAACCAAAGACAAGATAGACGCCAATGTCAGAACTGCTAGATCAGCTTTGGCCAATGCTGCTTATAACGACACATTTACGGCACTTGGGTATGAGTATGTAAAGTTTATTTCCACGCTTGATGGCAGAACAACTAAGATATGTGCTTCGTTGTCAAATGAAGTTTACAAGGTATCTGAGCCGCATCCAACGCCGCCGTTACATTTTCGCTGTAGGAGTCTTTTAATTGGCGTAGATCAAGACGGCAAGATAGAGGGCAAGCGTCCGTTCGTTGCTTCTAATAAACCAGTTTCTAAAATACCAAAATCCGAACGTGGCGGCTTAGTTGGTCAGGTCGATGCAAACGTTGGTTTTAAAGAATGGTTTGCCAGGCAAGATAGCTCTTTCCAAAAAGAATGGTTAGGTGATACAAAATTCAGTTTATACCGAGACGGCGGTTATAGCATTGATAAGTTTGTTGATCCGCTCGGCAAAGAATACACGTTGAAAGAGCTACAAGAGCTTGATCAAGAAATATTTAAAAAACTAGGTTTGAATGGGTGATTACATGCAAGAATTAATCGACAAAGTGAACGAAGCACAGCATGCTTTAGGCGTGCCAAAAATAGCATTAAGCGAACTTATCGGATACAGCCGCAACTATCTCTCAAATTTAATCAATCGTGGCTGTAGTGAGCAAAAGCAGAAATATATTATTGATTTGATCGAGCGTGTCATGGCGGGTGAAGTTATTCCGAGTCAGGATGAATTGCTAATGCAAGAGCTTACTCACAGATGCATTCAAACAGGAATCGAGCTAGAGAAAGAACGAAAGAACGTGATTTATTTCAGAGAGTCTTATGTTGAGATGCAGAAAAAGGCTAGTCAATTGAACAAAGAGCTAAAGGCTCAGAAATTCAATACCAATTTTTATTTCTTCTTGGCTTTGGCTTTAGGTATTTTATTGGGAGTGATTTGCTCGTGAATATAGAACGTCAAAAAACGGATGCCATTTTGGACGCTGTAGAAATTCCCGATGGTGCGACGCATTACTGCAAGTCGCATGAAGAATATTTTTGTCTTGAAGATGGCTTGTGGTTTAAATATCTAAATGGTGCATGGTGGCGAGTTAGAATACCACCTTTCGGGCTGACCGATATTTTATAGCCCTAAAACGCCACAGTTTCTCGCTAGTGGCGTTTTTATTTGTTTTTGGTGTCTATCTATTGTCAAGGTACTCAATAGCGTCAGAAAGGCAATTAAAAGCCATTCTCGCACCTCTGTAATTCGTTGCATACTTTCCATTTGGCATTAATCTAACTCTTGAGTCTTTCGGATATTCTCTATTCGGGTCAATGCCTGTTATGTCTTGATAAGATAAGCCACGATTGATAAATGATACTGTCATTTCTTTTATGTCAAACATTACAGCTATGCTGCTTTGAGTATTTACTGGATCATTCAATAATTCCACGATTTCTAAAACATGTTCTCTTGATAGCAATTTGCTTTTTCTTGCTTCAATGCATTTTTTAGGCATGGTGTTTTTACCCCACTTTAGGTTAGATGGGCGAATATTGTTTTTGTCTCCATCAATGTGGATTACCCTATTTAATCCTTCTTTCGGCTTGCCATGAGCTGCTTCGCATACCACACGATTAAAACTCTTTTTCTCAAGACTTCCAGTCACAGGATAAAATCTCTTTGGAAATTTATCAGTGTAATCTGCGCCATCAACAAATACTCGGTCATCCCGAATCTCGATAACTTTTTCACGATTATTTTTAACTATCATAGCAAAACCCATAAGTTTATTTTGAGTTCTAATTTTATCATAAAATATCAGCAATGTATATAAATATACAATATTGAAAGGTAGCCATAAGCTATCTATCTTTCTTAAAAGGAAAACAGCAAAAGTGGCTAATATATACTAACGAATACTTGCATCTAAATCAGATACACGCTACTATAAGAAATAAGCGAGAAACACTATGCTTCTAGTGCCTAGTAAACACGAGAAACAATAGATTTTAAGCTAATAGAGCGAGTGCAAGCCCTTACTAAGCATGTATTAGCTCATAAGGCTCTTACTAAGCCGAATATGGGGCGGTTGCAAACGCTTCTGAATATTGATTTATGCGCATTGCAAGCAATTAAATTGATCGCTTTACTGGTAAAAAATAAACACGTTGGCGTAACTGCCGAATACGTGGGTGGGTTAAACTCTTGCATGACTAGGCTGCGGCACGAAATCCATTGAGTCCACCACAACTAAACGCCCTTAATTGGGTTTTTGTTGTATCTGCAACTTGTGGTAGTATTTCATAAAGTGCATTGGGTGCACGTAACAGCGCAGGGCGTGAAATGTTTAAATACAAGTTAGAAAATTTAGATGGTTTAGAAGAATCGCAAAAAGATTTATATGATCTCAAAGATGGGGCGTATTTTTTAAAAGTGGATGGCATCCCTGCTCAAGAAGATGTTTCAGGATTGAAAGCAAAACTTGATGAACTTCTTGGCGAAAAGAAAGAAGCTAAACGCAAAGCTGATGAAGCAGAAGCCGAAAGCAAGCGATTAGCAGAAGAAGCCGCTCGCAAAAATGGCAATCTTGAAGCTATCGAAAATTCTTGGAAAGAAAAACTTTCAACGACTGAAAACGCATACAAAGACCAATTAGGGTCTGCGCAAAAAAAGATTTATGATTTAACCGTTGGCAGCCAAGCAAACGCTCTTGCATCAATGCTTGCTGTTAAAGGCTCAGAAAGTGTATTATTACCACATATCAAGCAACGCATCACTTTAGACGAGAATAGCAATATTCGAATACTGGATTTGCAGGGCAAGCCTAGTGCAATGTCTCTTGATGATCTTGCTAATGAATTTCGCAACAATGCAGCGTTCAAACCGCTCATTGCTGCAAATGTATCAACTGGTGGCGGTGCTGCTGGTTTTGGTTCTGCTAGTGGGGCTGGTAAGAAACCTAATGAAATGACAGAACAGGAACGTCGAGAATTAAAATCTACTAATCCTGATTTGTTCAAGCAATTATTTTTAAGTAAATAGAGGGTTTTTAAATGGCTTCATTAGAAAGCGTATTTGATCGTGATTTGCTGTTAAGCTATATGCCAGCGGATCCAACACGCCTAACTCCTTTTTGGACATCGGGCGCATTCACTTCTGACAACCGTATTCAACGACTGGTTGCAAGTGGTTCACAAGATTTCACAGTGCCATATATCATGGACATTGACGGCAATCTTGAGAGTAACTACTCAAACACGATCTTGACTGATATTGCTATGCCACGAAGCATCGAAGCAGGCAAAATGTCGGGCATGATGGCATATCTAAACGAGGGCTTTGTTGAGTCGAACTTAACACGTGCTTTGACTGGTGTTGAGCCGTTACGCTTAATCGCACAGCAAATTACAGGGCTTTGGGCTGATCAGGCTGAAAACCGTGCAATTGCCACAGTGATCGGCGTGCGCAACCATGACCAAGCGAATGGCAAGGCATTAACTTTAGACATCTCAAAAGCAACTGCTGACGCTACGTCTAAGTTTACTGCTGACGCATTCATTGATGCTGAGTCAACAATGGCAAGTCGCTATCGTGGCACAGGCGTTTTCATTGTTCATCCTAAAGTTTGGGCGTTGATTCAAAAACAAGATGCTGCCGCAATTGATCAAGCACCATCTGATCTAGGCAATGTACGTACTTATCGTGGGCGTGCAGTTATCGAGTCTGACAAAGGCACAGTGATCGGCACAGGCGTAAATGCTAAGTATGTTTCTATGCTTGCCAATGCAAACTCGTTCGCTGCTGAATCAATTCCTAACGCTCGTGACTTGATCTTGTCAACGACTGAGCAAACTGGCAACGGTGGTGGGCATGTAACGTTGTGGACTCGCCGTGATATGCTGATTCATCCGATGGGCTTCTCGTTCAATACGGCTGCTGTTTTGACTGGTGGTACTGATGAGCAAGCACTAAGCGCATCGTGGTCTGATTTAACAACTGCTGCTAACTGGGATATGGTTATGGGTGCTGAAAAAGTACCATTCCGTTTCTTAGTAACTAACATTTAAGAGGTGAATAGAGATGACTTTACCTAAAGACACGGTTAAACCGAACTACAACTACACCTACCCATCTGAACGTCAATACTATGATGAAACAGGCGGCACATTGGGCGCAGAAGTTGTAGCGAATGCAACAAAATCAGGTGCGGATTACGGCATCGTTGACCCTCAAGTGACAGAGCTAATCGCTGGTACGGAATCTGAAACTGGCACGGTTGCATAAACGACTTAACGCAAAAAACCCGCCGAAGCGGGTTTTTTAATGATTAAAATGTTATAATATTTTTAATTAAAAATAACGAGTGATGAAATGCGTCCATATTTCAAAACTGGAAGCGATTTAAATATCCCTATTCGCATCATCGGTGCGACGGCTAGTAGCATTCAGTCTTGTGTGCGAGTAAAAAGCAACTGGCGGCTAATCGGCGAGTTCACAGCATCCCAAGAGGGCGATTACACGATTCTATCAATTCCAGCGGCCACAACCGCAACGTGGCAAGATGCCGTTGCAGTGATGGACATTAAAGTTGTGATTGATGGCAAGATAAAGCATTCTGAAACATACGAATTTGACGTAAAGCGCAGTGTGAAATTATGAGCATTTCAGTTGAATTGTTGTGGTCAAACGACCCTTTGCCGATTAATGAAATTATCGAGAATCCAACGGTTGTTGTTAATCTTCCGATTGGCGGAACGATCATCACAAGCAACGTCACTCAATCCTACGTCGATGATCAAGATGCATTATTACAAGATCAAATTAATTTAAAAGCTGATGCAATAGCAGTAAATCAGGTTTTATCAACTAAAGCTGATCTAGTTGGTGGAGTAATACCTTCTTCTCAATTACCATCTTATGTTGATGATGTACTTAATTTTCCTGACTTAGCTTCGTTTCCATTTGTAGGAGAAGACGGTAAAATCTATGTTGCAGAAGATGCCAATAAGACATACAGATGGGGTGGTAGTTCTTATGTTGAGATTGGTGGAGGCGGTGTAGCTTTAGGGGAAACTTCTTCTACAGCGTACAGAGGTGATAATGGTAAAATAGCTTATGACCATAGTTTATCTCAAGGTAATCCACACAATACAACAACCTCAGATATTAATGAAGGAACTAAGTTATTCTT